CCCTTTCTTTGATGTGCGAAAACATGACATGGTTATGGCTCGTTGACTGTAAGCCATGAAACGGAAGTGCTTTACTTTGGAGAAAAGCATGGAAGCCCATCGCTCCAAGACCCAACGACCTTTCTCTATAAGCCGAATAAGCTGCTTTAGCCAATCCTTTTGTTTCTTCTTTATCTTTAACATAGTTTGTAAACCTCTTAAAATTTGCATTGTAGCCACCTAATCCTGTGGTATCTACAACATGCTCTATAAAATGTTCCAATACATTATCGAGCATTATTATTAAATCACCTATGAATTGTGCGTTCTTTTTCCATTTGTCAAAGTGTTCTAAATTAACACTAGACAAACAACACACAGCAGTACGTTCTTCATTAGTAGCTAAGACTATTTCAGAACATAAATTACTTTGTTTTATTTCTAATCCTAAATCTTTTTGTTCTTTAGGTAAAGCCTCGTTACACCTATCAATATTGATAAGATAAGGCTCCCCTGTTTCTGCACGAGTATTTAAAAGTTGCCACCATAGGTCTCTCGCACTAACTATTTTAATAGCCTCGTTAGTTTTAGGATCAATCAATCTCCATTCTGCATCAAGACGAACTGCTTCTAGAAATTCATCTGTAATATTAACAGCATTGTGTATATTTAAATTCTTCCTGTTTATATCTCCACCTGATTCTTTCCTCATGTTGATAAATTCTTCTATCTCAGGATGTGATATATTCGTATAAGCTGCGTAACTTCCCCTTCTGGTAGTGCCTTGATTAAAGGCAAGCATTTGACTATCTATCCAATGCATAAAAGGAATAGCACCTGTTGACCTAGAACCACGAGAAGTAGCCACACCATTACTTCTGACATCGCCCCAATAACCACCAATACCACCACCTCTACTTGCCAACCAGGAATTTTCAGCATTATGTTCATTCAATTTTTCTATCGAATCACCTACATAGTTAAGGAAACAGCTAATAGGTAAGCCTCTCGTTGTGCCACCATTAGACAATATAGGAGTGCTAAACATAAACCAAAGATTAGAGCTATAATCATATAGCCGTTGAGCCAAAACAAAGTCAGTCTCTCCCTTATAAGTTGCACTAAATACACTAGCTCTCGCAAAAGCTTCTTGAGCATGAGTTTCTTTCTCCCAAAAATATCTTTCTCGTAAAGTATCCAAACTAAACTTATCTAATTTTGATTCTCTATCATAATTAATTTCAATCCCTAAGTATGCTTTGTTGCCTACTTTGTCACTCAACATTACCAATCTCCCTATCGTGTACATACAATGCTATGATGGTATAGTGTAATATCTTTAATAAATCACTACGAGCATAGCCATTTTTCAAGCCATAGCGTTTAGCATATTTAAAAATATTTCCCAAACAAAAACCTACACCATGTCCTGAATCTATAATGACATCTGTTGCTTGGTATTTATTTGTAGCATAGTGTTCATCATAAGTAGTATTAATATATTCTTCAAGTTCTACTAAATAAGCATTTTCATCAAATTTGTATTCCATTTCTCTCCTTAGTGTATTGGGTATCCTTTTGGTATTCCTGTTATACGATAGTCTAATTCATCGTCAGCTAAATCTCTTAACTTCATAATAACATCTGTATCTATCTCCTCTAATTTATTTCCTGTAAAAATAAAACTACCTGTAACCATGATAAGTTCTTCTAGTCCTATTTCATCAAGTTTAATATCTTCACGCATGTTCTAAATCTTTTGTTGTAACATCTTTAATTCTTTTTTGTTTCGATTTAATAATCTTTTTAATGCCTTGAGCAAACCAACGTAGAGTGTACGCAGAAACCCTAAGAGACTGATTAGCATAGATGTGAGTTTGATCAGGAATGTAATCTTGAATATTTTTAATTGTAACTTTCTTTGCTTCATCTTCTGATACCATAGTTTTAAGCCACTCAAGCATTAGATGCTTTGCGTGTCTTCTGATTCTCTTGGCTTTTCTTCCATTCATCAGTAATCTCCTTTACTTTAGGTTCTTTGACCACTGTTGTAAAATATGCTCGACCTTTAGCATATTCAAAAACACGCAAACCTTTACCATTATTTGTATCTTGGTGGCATTCATACTTATGCCTACAATAAACACATTCACGAGGTAACTTCATATTACCTGAGACACCATCAGGAACAGTATCGTAACATTTTTCAGGTGGATTTGAAAGCTTTAATGCTTTCTTCACTTTCCTTATTTGAGTTTTTATATTAGGTTTGTCAAGGTCTTCAGGTCTGAAAAGTGCAAGTTCTCCTGTTTCTTTATTAAGTGCCAGAAAACCACCACCATCCGTACCCATAGCTTCTTCATATCCTGCGAGTTGCGACATATAACCAAAGGGGTCTTGCTCTGCCAACGTACCATCTCGGAACTTTTTAAAAGCATAGCCTGATGCAGTCTTAACATCAATCACTTCTCCGTCTATAGTACAATCCATATGTCCTTTGACTCCACTAACTGATACCTTTCTTTGTTCATCAGCTACTGTGTGTCCTGCTAAACGTACCAGGAACAACACAACCTCCTCTAATATATGTCCGTAAAGAAACTTAACAAAAGTGGCAGGTGGTATGGTGGACTCACTCACTTCTGAGTGTAAGTCATACCATAGTTGTCTTGTAGGTCTGCCGATATTAGATATGCGTAAGGTTTCCTCGCTATTTCTAGGTTCAGGCAATGCCCAATGCTTTAACGCAGTCTTAATAGACTCGCCAAGTTCATCTAAATCTTGCTCAGATACATCTAATTGTTTCCCTTCTCCTAATACAGAGAGCTTCGTATAAATGTCTTCGACTAATGTATCTAATGTTTTCTTTTTCATATTGATTCTATAGTTTTCCTAGCTTCCTTTACAGATGTTTGAAACCATTCTCCATTAAAGATGTTACCTTTTCCAATAAGTTGCTTATGTACCTCTTGTTCAGCTTTACTTCGATTAGTAAAAAACTTTTTGTATCGTAATATATAATCTCTATAAGGACTAGATGTTTGATAACTATTATGTCTGTCGTTTGCATCTATAGCCATACCTACTTTAAGCCAACCTTTCCATGCAGGATTAGTTATTATATAAACATGACCACTCTTTTCTTTATCATATAATAAGTTAGCGATCTTAGTAATTGCTTTTGGTTTCTTTATCTTTCCAAAAACTAATCTACTTATGTTTCCACCTTGTTGAAGATAGCCTTCTAAACTTCTGAATTTTCTTTTATAATAAACAAAACCATCTTCATTAAAATGGTGATTTATTCCTACCTTTCTCCAAGTAGTTCCATCGTAGCGTCTTCCGTCTGATCTTATTTCTCCGTTTTGTGGTTTAATGTGTTTCACTCCAATTATCTCCTATAGTATATTCGCCATCCATCGGACAGCTAAGTTTATAATAATTACCTGCCGTCTGTATACAATCAACGGCAAGCCTACCTACGAAATTTGCTATGTCTTCCCTAACCTCCATCTGCCATTCATCGTGAATGTTAGCTACAAATTTTGCATCTAAGGTTTGTAACCTTATCAATGAATCCAACATGACCAAACCTCGTTTCATAACGATAGCTCCTCCTCCTTGCAGTAAAGTATTCAATGCTGCATGAGGGTGACGCACAAATAACTTACGACCATCTAATCCTTTGAGGTATTTTTTGGTAGATGCTTTTGTAACTCTATTTCTGAGAGCCTTAAATGTTGGTTTATTATCAAAGAAATGTTGTCTAAGTCTTTCGCCATCTTCTTGGTTTCCTCCAACCACACTTCCAAGTCTTTTATCTCCTGCTCCGTATATAAGTGCATAGATGAATGTCTTCGCCTGATCTCTTGATTCAAGTCCTGCAAGTTTTTGATTAAAGCTGTGTATGTCTCCGTTGATAATTTCATGTGTAAACTCCTCGTCTTTCATATAATGTGCAAGTATCCTTAACTCAAGACTGCTTGCATCTATTCCTACTAATTTATATCCTTCCCTGACAATCCAACACTCTCTGCATTCCTTACCATAAGGACTCTTTATATTTGGCACTTGAGCCATGTTAGGACTACGATGTGCCATTCTACCTGTTATGGCTCCATTAGGTATGACAAAACCATGTACTCTATTATCTTCTTCTTGAGCTTCTACCCAAGAATCTATCTGAGCAATACGTTTCTGATACAATAAATACTTAGCAATAAGGCTTGCTTCAGGAATCTTTTTTATGTTTGCCAAAGTAGTTTCATCTACAATAGGTTGCCCTGTTGGAGTAAACTTCTTCGGCTTCCACCCAAATTCTATTAAGTATTCGCCTATCTGTTTGCGTGAGCCTAAGTTAAAATCTTGAATCTTACATCTAGTGAAGGGAGTTATATCATCAGTATACAATTTCTCTTTGTACTCTTCATCGGTCAAGCCTTGCTTGGACAATGTACCATCTTTCTTTAAATGAGGAGTTACTTCTTTTATGTCAACCTTCTTAGGTTTGAATACCTCATGTACTTTATCTTCTGTGGCTTGCATCTTCTCCCTGAGTTTAGCTAAAAGTATTTGAGCTTTCCTGGTATCAAATTCAAAACCATCTGATTCCTGTTGTTTCATCACTCTCGCTACGGCTTGTTCTAAGTTCAAACTCTCCTTAGAAAAACCGTTACTCTCCTTGCGAAGTTCTCTAAGCACTAATGTATTCAGTTGCACATCCCTCACACAGTAATCCAACATCTTTTTACTATAAGTTTTGTAATCGTTAAATTCTATCTTGGGCATCTTTAACCGATAACCCCAAGTTTGTAAACTATGACCACCTTCACGCACAGGATTGAACAAGCGAGACAAAACCAAAGTATCTACCACAGGTTTGTGAGCTAGTTTAACTTTGCCAAATTTCTCTACTATAGGTATATCAAAACCAATGATGTTATGACCAATTAATTTATCAGCAGACTCTAATAATTCATAAGCTTCCTGTAATTTTGTAGGTGGAAATTTAAAAATCTCCATAGTTTCTTCATCTTGAGCCACAATACAATGAATTTTTGTGGCTTTAAGATCGTCTGTCTCGACATCAAATATTAAGTTCATTCTGTCCTCCGTTAAATTCAAAAGTTTCTTTTTTAGATTCACTCAATCTACCTGTTTGATGATTATAAAACAAAGACGCAGCCAATCCAATATCTCCTGTATATCGAGATTTAAGCACACGCAAATAAGTAGTGTTAGCTTCATCAGGATCATCGGCTTGAGGATTTCTTTCCAATGCTATAACGCAATCACTTATTTGAGCAATCGAATGACTACCCCTTAAATGACTTAAAGACACTTCGATTCCTTGTTCATGTCCTTTGTTGCCATCAACCCTTCTCAAATGAGATACCAGGATTAGTCCTGCTCCTGTTTCCTCAACGATACTCCTAAGTCTAGTCATAATATCATCAATGGCTCTACGTTCATCTCCTCCATGTACAGCAGACACCAACATATGTAGATGATCTATCACTACCCATTTGCAATCACACCCTATAATCATAAAACGAAGTTTAGAAAATATCTCATCAATACTATTTGTGCCAAAGTGAGCATGAATCCACACCCTATTCTTATTGTCTCCGTCATACAGTATATCAAATAATTTGTCTAGTTCTGCTCGGCTTAATTTCTCCCTTTCTTGATCTATATACAGTCTCACATTGGCTTCGATGGATAGAATACCATCAACTGTCCTTCGCCAATCTTCTTCTAAAGAGATAACTCCCACATTATCCTTCGTGTGTGTTATTAAGTGATGCTCTAGTTCACGAGTTACGGAAGATTTACCAAGTCCTGTACCTCCTGTAAGGGTAACAAGTTCTCCTTGTCTTAATCCATATAGCTTCTTATTCAGACCTTCCCAAGGATAAGGAATACTTTCTTTAATTTTCCTATTATGGAACTTCTCCCTATTCTCTGAAACATTTAAAACCCCACTAGGAGTATAAACTTTAGCATCCCAAAATGCATAGGTAAATTTTTGATGTTCGTTTGCTTCAAGCATATCGTTAGGGTCTTTGAAACCAGTAGGTAAGGTCATTATCTTAGCCTTTCCTGGTTTTAGTATCCTAGCTACTTTCTTAGCGGCTTCTCTACCTGCTTTATCTTGGTCGAAACAAATAACAATGCTATCAAAATTTTCTACAAATTCCAAACTGTTCTTTATACTATTAACAGCATTACCTGCTCCACTTTTAATGGAAACGACTGCTCCTTTTCCTCCCATCAATTCATAGGCAGACATAGCATCACATTCCCCTTCAGTAATCGTTAAATATTTTCCTGACTTGAATAAGTTTTCGCCAAACAAACCTGATTCAGTATGCGACCCTATCCAGGAAAATCGTTTATTCTTAATAGTGCGAATTTTAGTAGCTGTAAAACTACCATCTCCAAAATAAGGATACAGATGTTGTACTACTTTACCATCTGTACCATAAATGACTTGCACTCCGTACTTACGAGCAGTTGCTTCTGATATTTTTCTATCCGTTAAAGCTCCATACTCGGCAGACTCTATGTTAATGTAATTCTTTTGGCTTTCCATCGGCTGTTCTTCCACAAATATATCAGCTTCAGCTTCTTCACAAGCCGTCTTGTAATTAGAAATAGTTTTGGAATGGCTATGACACCAAGCCGAGCCACTCTTAAAAACAGATACACATTTATGATGTCCACAAATAGGACACGATTGATGTGTTTTTTTTACTCCGTTATCCATACAACCCTCTATAGTGAGAGGGTAGAGTTATTCTACCCCCTCGTTTCGACAAGAGAAGTTTCCTTCTCGGCACACACTACTCCGAATCGTCAGACTCAAGAGTAGATTCATTTTCTCCATTTACAGGGATAGGTTCTTTAGCTTCATTAAAAATAGTTATAATTCTATTTGAAAAGAAATTTATCCCTGCTTGGATTTCTTCTAAGTCCAAAGTTAGATGCACTTTCTTTTGAGTCAAGCGTTGCAATCTACCAAAGGTTGCTTGCCCTTCTACAGGTAGTTCATCTACTGATATTTGCACACCATCAATCGTGATAAGCGGTTTTTGTTCTACTACTTCTTTTTCTTTTGCCATTTCTAAAACTCCAATTCAGAATCTATATCCACACCAAGCTCTTCACCATCAGCAGCAGCAGGATTGTACTCAATTAAATTAAGTACTTGTACTGCTTGCAGTTCTAAGCCTTTGTGAAAACCATATTCATTAGTAACTTCCCAAGGTCTGTACTGAACAACCACATCTGAGCCATTGCCAATAGCCACATTTAGTGGTTCTTTGTTGGCATCAATTAGTTTAGGAACAGGATTCGGAGTTCCATCTTTCCTGGTTGCCCATCTCTTTATGTACAAAGCTTTACCATCATTGGTATCTTTGACGTTAAAACCTTGCTTACTAAAATCATCAGCAGTTTCATCGTCAATCAATAAGGTAATCTGGTACGTGGGAGGTGGAAACTTGGTACTAGGTGTGGTAATAAAAGACCACATGGCTTTTCCATTTATTAAAGGCATATGTTTTCTCCATATTTGTTAAAAAATCTTGGGAGTTTTATTGAGATTCTAGACTCCCAAACTAGAGCCAAACTGAATGGCATAGCTTGATCTTTGGAGGGTATGAGGTGTCCGATCAATACTATATCTCCTGTTACAATGTTAGATACGGCTTAAAAATATAAGCCATAAAATCATTGTACGCATCTTCGCTAGGAAATGATATTACAAACATAGCATCAGCATCTTCACGTTCCACTTGAAAAGGTATTTTCATAGTGTAACATTCGGTGTAAGCATCTGTACTAAGAATCCTCATTTGACTATCATTTAAAGTTAGTGATTTATTAAACATGCTTCCCTCTATCTGTTTACATAAATAGGTTGACCATCTACAATCTTGGCAAGGTCATTACTTTTACTAATGTCTTCCCAAATTGCAATCGGTATTCGCCTTAAAGAATTGTTACAGTTCATGCGTAGGGTTGCCCACTTGCGACCAATCGTAATCACTTTGTATATGTAAAAACCACTATACCAATTACGACCTCTAAGACGTTTTTGCAAGACATGCCAATCTACGTTGAACCTTACTAAGTCTCCTTTCTGTATTTCATTTTCCATCTGTCGAATTATACCAACCTTATTGTAGTCTGTCAATAGTTTACCAGGATTAAGTTACTGCTGTACTATCAATCGCATGGCATAAACACAATCATTCACACCTACATCTGCTGAAGCATACTCAAATTTATTGATGTATCTCGTAGCTACCCTTTTAATATCAATAGGTATGCCAGTAGTTGTAATCCTTATGTTATTCACATCACCATCAAAAGCTACATTATACACTACATTAAATTCAAAAGTACCTATAGACCTAGCTTTCTCTAAAGACCTTATTAAAGCTTTGTTAGATGGTTTAGAAAGCCTATCATCTACACAACTTAGGAAGGTAGGTTCTCTAGTAGGTTCTTTAATTACTTCTTCAACAACTATTGGAGTAGCTTCTTCCACAACTATTGGAATACTTTCTTCTACTACCACAAGGGTAGGTTCTTCTATTACTAAAGGTCTTATTAGCAGAGACACTCTATCATCAAGGGATATAACAGAATCTTCTAAAGTAGAAACAGATTCTTCTAAGTCCTTTGTTCTACTAGCTAATTCGTCAATGCTCTCATCATAAGTTATAGCATCAAGGGATTGATAAACTTTGTTAAGTTCCTGGTAAGTATCATCATTCGATTGATCTAGGGCATTGATCCTATTGACCAAACCTCCATAAGCTTCTTGCAATTCCATGTCTATCTGTAAGCTAGTGAGTGACCTCGTAACTGTAACAGAAACAAAAACTGCAACAACTGTTGCTACAATAATTGAAATTATTTGATTTTTCATATATTCTCCTTTTCAAAATTTAAAATAGATTCTCCTAGAAATTGTGGTATTTGTGGTACTACACTATTCCCTAAAGCTTTTAATCTGTGTACCCTATTGGGTATCCCATCATCCACTCCACTAGGTTGAGTGATAGGTAACCATTCTTTTTTTCTTGTTCTGCTACGCATGGAGCCAATCTGTACTTGTGTGCATACTTGGCTAAATCCTCCCATTTCCTTGCTGTGTCCTTGTAGTCTCTCGCTGTTGGGGTAGGCAAGGATAAAAATTCTTTCCCTTCTATGAATGGAACCAATGGAACAAGCTGATATAATATGCCATTCTGCATTGTAGC